CATTTGCTCTTGTTGCAGAGTTGATTTGCCACCCTTCAATCGTATTAAAATACTTTATTTCACCTGTTGGGCTTTTCCACTCTCGACCTCTCAAGTTTATACTTACTTCAACTTGCTGACCAATATCATTTTGATTTACTAGCTCCGTTTTATCTTGAGTAAATTGAATATTAATATATTGAGGATACTTTTCATCCGTCAATAATACGACATCTTTAGATTTAAACTTGTCGCTCACTTGTTTTACTTGTCCCACAAAGTGGATTTTACCTGTTACTTTCATTTTTATTTGTTTTAGTGTTCATTATTAAAAAAATCTATTATAGCCCATATGGTGGCAATCCATCCCCAAACAATTGCAGGAGCTAGTAAAATTGATAGTAGTGTTATCATATTGTTTTTTTTAGTTTTTCAATGTATAGAGTTGCATCCATTAATTCTTCTTGTAAGTGGTTTAACCATCCTATTAAATCAATGTCTTTGCGGTCTAGATTTGTTCCGTATTTCTTTTGACCTTGCTTGCTTCGGTCGTAATATTTTGTTAAGACTGAAATTAAAATAGTATCCTCACTTTTTATTGTTTGTTCGTTAGTTATATTCATAATTTTTTAATTTCTTGTTTAACTTTCATCCAAATATGTGATTCTGAATTATTGCCTACTACTTTTATAATCTCATCCACTGCTATCAATGCATATTTTTTTGGGTCATAATGCATAATATCATATAAATAATTAAAATCTAAATCATAAAAATCTACATTCCCGTAATCAATATTAATATATTTATCTACCAACTCCTTTGCTTTCTCTTTTGCTGTCATAAAATTTGTATTAAGTTATCGTAATATTCCCTACATTCCTCGATTCGTGTTTTGATATTTTCAATTATAACATCGTCTTTTACTATTTTAAACGTTTTTAAGCGCTTTTCTTTTGGGATGTGCCCAAAGGTGTGTTTTGATTGTACAAACTCCCTTAAATCTAAACTTTCCTCAATTAAACTTGCCTTCCAATGTTCCCTCCTTATTTCATCTTCCACTATTTGCAATGGCGTGTCAACTAAGCAATAGCACAAAAGACTTTCCTCTTTGCCCGTCAACCACATATATCCATGCATTTGATAAAGATAGTCTTTGTTTTTTAATTCAGTGTCGAAAAAAGGAAACGTTGTAGCATCCCAACTGCTTTTTACATCTAGTAAGATTTCTTTCGTGTTTACATCAGGCGTCCCGGTTATCCAATCATTTGTAAAATGCTCCTCGTTTTTATATATGAATCCTAAATCAAGCACATCATTACAAAGCTCAATAGATAAGTCCTCGACCTCGTTACCTTTATCGGTATAACGAGAGCTAAATTCTTTTCTTATTCCGTAAACTTCCTCAATAGCTAACTCATGAAGGTAAGTTTTAGTTGTTTGAGATAGTACCTCCCCCTTAGATTTGGGAGAGGTCATTATCTTGCCTATGGCTGAGCATCTTATTTTCATTGTGCTATGTTTTTAAGTTGCTCTTGAGTTAATTCAAATGTATTTAATAATTCTTTCATAGTGTAATCGCCCTCGCTTATTGCTTTAATTGCTTTGGCTAGTCTCTTGTCATCAATAGCTACTTTTTTACTTTCGTTTTTTGCTTCAACTTTGATTTGCTCACCTCCCGCATCTGTATCTTTGTCCGTAACTAATCCTAGAGCAGAGCTCAAAGCGTAGCGTCTCAAGTAGGTAATTGCACTACCAAGCACTTGGAAGTCATTCATACCTTTCAATGCTACTCCTTGCGGAATAGTTGTTTTACTCTCAATTGTTTCTCCACTCTCAATGTGAAAGATAATAGTAATCAAATCAGTTGCATGAATAAGTTGAGTAAATCCAAGACCATGCTTTTTTAATAATGGGTTAATCACTTCAAAGATTTTTGGCAAGTCGGCATATGTGTAACCATATCCTTGAGTTGCTTTGTGAATTGTTGGAACCTCTTGTTGGAATTCCGCTAGGCTTTTAAATAGATTTTTCATTGGTTAGTTTTAATTGGTTAATAATTATCGACAAATATAACTGTTTTATTTTAATACAGGACTATTTTTTTATTTTTTTATTTCTTTTAGTGATAATTGTTTGTCAAAGTAAGCCATTATCTCTATATCATTAAATGATTTATCTCTTGGTTTTCTACCTCCCACTTTAATTTTTCCCTCGATTTGTTCTATCCTTCCATAAATTATTCCATCGTAGCAATCCCAAATGATAAGAGGGTTAATTTTCTTGTCTTGTAGCTTTACTAATTTGCGACATGCTATAGGTAATGGATAAGCATCTAAGATGGTTCTATTTCTACCTTTTACTTCAGCATAAGCTATTAATTTTCCGTCTTTATATAAGCTAAAATCAATATCATTTTCTGTTAGCTTTTCAAATGTAATATCAAACGTATTACAAAATAAATCAATGCAATTTAATTCTCTATCCAAGTCTTTGTTTGTTTCAAATCTCATTTTGCTTTTTGTTTATATGTTTCAATTATCTCTTTTAATTCCTCTCTTGAGTATTTTTTAGTTTCATGTGCTTTACCTTGAAGCTCAATCAATCTATCTGCTCCTATTCGTTTTTGGATACCAATTTGATAGTTTAAAAGATTACCATGCAAGTATTGATTGCAATAAACACATTGTCCATGTACGTTGTCCTCATCGAATGTAATTACTTTATGGCCACCACTGCTGTAATAATGGCCGGCATCAAACTTTTGACCTAGTGGCGACTCACAAGATATACATTCTTTATTTCTATCTCGATTACGAATAAAAGAATTGAAATATACTTGAGCTAGTTTTTGAAGCTCTTGCAATGTTTGAAGCTTCTCTTTGATTTCTTTTTTCTTTTTTACCCATTGTTTCTCTTGTTCACTTTTTAGCCAAATCTGAACACAATCTTTTTTTAAACAATACTTTTGGTTAAAGTTTACGGGTGCAAATGGCTCTTTGCAATTTTTACATTTTTTCATACTAGAATAAACTTATTTGATTTTGTGCAACATCTTTCCAAGCATCGGCATTTAACTTCAAGATTGATAAATCCTCTTTGCTCTCGTCTCCAATGTACTTATAGCTTTTTGTTATGCTCTCTTTTCTTAATTTAAGACCATTGTCTTTTCCATCTGCAATCAATTTTTCATTAGTCTTTTTTATTTGAGCAATGTTATTGTTTTCCATTACTAATTTCCAATTGTGTATGTTATTTATCATGCCATTGAATAATGCCGGATTAGATGTTTTTATGTATAATACTTTGCCAATTGATTTGTACATGGCTCCAAAATAATTTAATAGCTTTATTCCTAGTGAAAGACCTTGATAATCAGGCAAAATAACAAATCTACTTATTCTAAAAGCGTCTCTTACTGTACCACTAGGCATTGGTAAAATGGCTATAAACCCTAGTGGCTTGTCATTTAAAGTAAAAGAAAAACATTTAGCAGCTGCATTTAAATCTTGACTTAGATAGTGATGTTGTTTGAATATATTCCAAGTTGCATATCGACATCGAAATATCGAAAGATTAATTGTTGGTCGGCTGTGCCTTCGACATTCATGTCTCTCGACACGTCCTTTAAGTGGTGAGTAAGTCCAATCAGGTAACAACCATTCCATAATATCAAAGTGACATGAAGCCAATACTATTTTTTTGTTATAACGTCTTATATATTTTTGTAAAGCAAAGCTCATTGATTTAGCTACGTCTCTATCAACCACCGAAGTGTACTCATCAATTAACACAACTTCATTCTCTTGAGCTTTACCTATCTTGTAGGCTAATTCTGCTCGATATTGCTCTCCATTACTTAAAGTGTGAAAAGGTCTTAACCAAGTTGGTACACTACTCAAACCAATTGAGCTTAATAAAGATGTTGCCTCTTGTGGTTCTAACCAATCGAAATTAGATATTAATGCCTTTTCACTATCAAACTCTATAGATTTTAAGACTCCAAATTGTTTTAGTAGAGTTGTTTTACCTGTGCCACTACCTCCGTAAATCACACCTATATTCCAATCAAAGTTTTTGCAATCACCAAAGTTCATATTTATGTCTACTGTTGTCTCATCTTTGTTTTGAATATCAAATGCCTCAAAAATATACTCGGTATATTTATCATTTAATATTTTGTTTCTTAGTTTAATTTGTTTCATGTTGTTAGTTTTTAAAAATTATTTACTTTAAGTTCATTTTGTAATTGTTTTATCTCACATTTTAATTCCAAGTTTAGTCTCTCAAGTCTATAAGCACTTTGTGAAAATTCTCTAGATTGTTTCTCTAATATAATAAAAGTTGTCAATACTTCGCTCAACTCGTTTTCTGTTTCTTGCATTGAATTTATTAAATCTTTTCTACGTTCGT